GTATTAGCCGGGTAATTGCTGAAGATTCCGGTGATCGTGCCTTGCCCTGAAACGTTGAGAGTAATTGTGAAAAAATCAAGATCACACAGCTCTGCGTTGGCGAGAGAACCGCTAGAGCTGGTATTAAACCCACCTGCGACCAATATCTTGCCATTCGGCAGCAATGTTGCAGAATGAGAGGCGCGGGCAATGCTCATCGCGGAGATCGTCGTCCAAGTTTCGGCATCAGGATCATAGATCTCCGCGCTTGAGGATGAGCTGCTGCCGTTCCAACCTCCCGTGACAAGTAGCTTCCCATTCGAAAGCAAGGCAGCATCAAAATCTTGGCGAGTTGAGCTCATCGCGCTGGTGTCCACCCACTCTCCCGAATCCGGATCATAAATCTCAGCATTCGAAAGATAGCCGCTGAAGTTGTATCCGCCCGCGACCAGCACTTTATCACTCGCAAGCAAAGTCATGGTGTGCGAGTAACGGGATGTGCTCATCGCGCCAGTAATAGCCCAGGTCCCGGTAGCAGGATCATACAGCTCCGAACTTGAAAGATAGCCACTGTTGTTGTGCCCCCCTGCAACCATTACTTTGCCATTCGGCAACATAGTCGCTGTATGAGCACTGCGAGGAGTGTTCATCGCGCCAGTTGCCGACCATGTTCCAGTAGCTGGATCATATAGTAGTGCGCTTGAAAGTGGGGCATCGACGTTGCCGCCGCCCGCAACCAGCACCTTACCATTCGGCAGCAAGGTGGCCGTGTGCAAAGTGCGGGCGCTGGTCATGGCTTGAGTAACCGTCCAAATTCCAGTGGCAGGATCATAAAGCTCCGCACTGCTGAAAATGAAGTCAATGTCCCTGCCTCCCGCGACCATCACCCTGCCATCAGACAGCAAAGTCATAGTGTGCCCATAGCGAGATTTACTCATAGCGCCGGTTGTCGCCCAAGTCTCAGTGACCGGATCAAATATCTCCGTGCTGGTGGTGTACCCACCAGGGCTAATGCTGTAACCCCCAGCGACGAGCACCTTGCCATTAGCGAGCAATATTGCCGCATGGTCACAGCGTCTGTTATTCATTGAGCCTGTAGCTGTCCACGTTTCAGGAGCGCCATGGGCAAGTGGCAGGCTGACCCAAAACACCAGCAGCCATAGCAAGACCAACTTCAACTCTTGGCTAAACAAGTTTTTCATTGCGCAGATGGATCGAGAATCCGAAAGGCGTATTTGCCTTTCGGGGGATGGTTACCTATCTAAACGACGTGCTCAAGGCAAATGGATTGGAAAATGAACACCCCCTCCCGGAATTCCGAGAGAGGGTGTTGATGCCAATCGATCCACTCAAATTGGTTATCCCACCGGACGGATGATGCGCTCCAGCATGGGCTTGTTGCCGGGTGCGAAGCCATACATCAGGGTGAAGCTGACTTCCTGCTTGCCGAGTCGGCCGTCGTAACGGTCGCGGACCTGCATCGAAAGACCGGTGCGCGGGTCGGTGACGACGCGGATCACGGTGTCGCCGGTGTTGGCGGGCACATCCGGCACGCGGGCGGCCATGATGAGCGACTCGCGGATGCCGGCGAAGCCAACCAAACGCTCGGCGTTTTCAGGCAGGGCCGAGTATTCGATGACGGCGAACCCGTTCACGTCGGGCAGCATGCCGCTCACGACCACGTTGGAGGCGGCAGGGGTGATGTAGGCTTTGTAAAGAGCCTCGTCCTTTTGCAGCGAGTTGTAGTAGTCCGAGTTGACGAACATGAAGCGGCCCATGTCGGGAATGAAACGCTTGTTGAGCTTGGTGCCGATGTCCACGACCGAGTCGCGTCCGAAATCCAAGGCGGCCACTTCGGTCTTGTTGTTGAAGTTGGCGTTGATGATGAGCGCCATCAGGTCATCGCTCACCTTGCGGCCGAGGGCGTATGCCACTTTGTCGGCGTAGCGTTGGTTCAGGTCGATCTCGCTGGTGGAGCGTTCGACGTCGGTGATCGCGTAGCCCGCGTATGCGTGCTTGTCGATCTTGACGGTAACATCGACCTGCGCCTGGTCGTCGGGGACGTAGCCGGTCGCGGGATCGAAGTCATGCGCTACGGTGGGCGTGACGATGTGGGTGACGATGTCCTGATTGAACTTCACGCTCGCGGACGAGAAATCCGTGGCGATACGGCTCAGGATCGGAAACTTCGCGAGCAGGGTCATGAGCGCCGTTTGGGCGATCAGCGGAGAATTGACGGTGGCGTTGCTGTTAGACATGGCGGCTTATCGGTTGAAGTGGGTGGCGAGGTGTTGTTGATAGAAGGCGGCGGCTTCGTCGGGTTTGTTGGCGTTCACCAGCCGCGTGTATTCGGCGACGAGGTCCTGAAGTGAAGTGGCCTGGGTGACGGCGGCTTGATTGTCCCCGGCGGGAGTGACACGGGCGGGCATCGTGGTGCCGGTGGAGGCGACGACGCGGGCGACCTCCATTTGCAGGCGCTTGTCGAAGTCAGTCTGCGATGCCTCAAGCTCGGTGACACGGGCCTTCAGAGTGGCGACCTGCCCGATGGCCTTATCGTGCTCGCCGGTGAGCGTGTCGAGTTGGGCGGAAAGTGTTTCCACTTCGCCGCGCAGGGAAGTGACGGTGGCCGTTTCCTCGTTGAGAAGGTTGGTCTGTGCTTGGTGATCCCGCTGAAGATTGGCAAAATCGACGCGGACCTGAGCGAGTTCGTTTTCGACGGTGGTGTCCATTGCCCGTGATCCGGTGTCAACCGACGCGTGATAGACACGGAGGCGCTGCATGGCGGCCGCACGATCCGCGACCATGCCCGCGAGGTTGTGACGCTGGGCCTGTTTGCCGCTGAAGGTCTGGCCTTCCATGGCTTCGGCGGGAATCGCACGGCCCTTTGCCAGCACTGCGGCATGGAATTCCCCGGCGATCTCCGCGAGGTTTGAAGAGATGAGTTCGCGCTGGTCGTCGGTGAGCGGAGTGCCCGGTGCGCCCATCGCCTTGTATTTGCCGACAGAGAATACCTCGACCTTGATGCCCGCTTTATCGAGGGCTGCGCTGTTATCGATGACGGCTTGCACCACGCCGATGGAGCCGACCTGGGCGGATGGCGTGGCGTAGATGGCGCGGGCCTGGCTTGCCACCCAATAGGCGGCGGAGCACATGAGGCCTGACGAGAAGGCATAGACCGGCTTCTTCTTGTCGAGTGCGGCGACGGCATTTGCCAGTTCCGGGGTGCCAGCCACGGTGCCGCCCGGCGAGTCGATGTTCAGAAACACCGCCTTGATGTCATCACGCCCTGCCGCCTGACGAATGGCCTCGCCGATCTCCTCGGAACTGGTGGCACCGAAGAAGATCCGGGCGAAGAGGTCGGGCTTGCGCAGCATCGGCCCCTCGATGGCGATTACTCCGATGCCATCCTCGACGCTCAAGAGAGAGCTTTCGGATGCCTGCTTGGGGAGCATTCCGCCGCGATCCACCAGTCCCCGCAGGGAAGCGGCCATGGATTGCAGCGCCTCAGGCTGAATCAGCCACTCGCGATGTTGAATTACCGGACTCACGCTCCGATGGCGGTGTCAACGCGCTACCCGACGGTTTCCAGAGCATTTCAACCGGCACGCCATGCTTCTCGGCAGTTTCGAGAATGAGCTTCGCATCACTCGCGCGGCGTTCGATTTCCTCACCGAAGTCCGCGCCGAGTTCCTGGAAGTGGTCTGATAGTGTTTTCAGTCCCATTTCCACGTCGGCGCGGTTCTGTTGGGCTTCGCGTCCGGCATCCACGGTCACCCGCTTGGGCGGCACGGAGGAAATCTTCCACCAGCCTTCGATGGCCGGCAGGATTCCACGGCTGATCGCATCTCCAATCACATAAGTCCAAATCGGACGAATCAGACGGCGTTCGAGGATCATCTGCCGGAATGAGAACCGACGATCCGCCTTGGCGACGATCAAACGCACACCCGCGCCGCCAACCTTGCTCGAATCCGCGGCGAACTCGAAGGGGATCATGCCGAGCGCGGAGTCCCGTCGCAGGTGTTCCAGAAACCCGGTGAACGTCGGTGACGGACGGTTGGATTGAAAGCTGTCGAGAGACTCGTCGGGTTTGAGTGCCACCAGTTTTCCGCCGACTATTTTCTGGAGAGACACGGGGTCGCTGGCTTCCCCGCTGCCACCCGCGCCGCCGACCACGAAGTCGCCATTGTCGTCGATCTCGCCACGCGCTGTTTTGAGAATGCGCGACACGTCGGCATTGTCTTTGACGGCGTGTTTTTCGAGCGCGAGCAATTCCATTTCATCGAGAACATGGTTGATCGAATGCTGGATCGTTGGATGTGCCCGCACGCCGCCCGCCCATTCCGGTTCGTGAACGTGAAGGACGGAATCCGCCGACATGTCGCGGGTTTTGCCGCTGTCTTCGATCACCCGATAGAAAAGCGGAGCGCCGAAAGGATCCAGGCCGATGCCGTCCACGGTTTCCTTTGATCCGAACAGATCGCCGATGCGGTGGCTTTCGAGCAACTGAATGCGCGGTTCGCCGTCGCCATCACGGGTCTTGTGGATGAAATACTCGCCGTCGATGTCCATGCACGGCAAACGAGTGCCTGGCATTCCTCGAAGGAGAATCGCCGGGTCACCTCGCATCGTGCCGCCCAGAGAGCGAAATAGGATTCGGCCTCACGGTTCCAATCCGGGTCGCGTGATTGTGCCTGGACGCGGATGCCGTCGCCGGTCGAGTAAATCGCCATGTTCGCGACCAACTCACGCACGAACCCTGAGTTCTTGTGCATGTATCGGGACTTGCGAACTAGCTCGGTGCGGACGGTGGAAGTCAGCTCGTTGCGCGAGTCGGTCGGCGCGGCACCAGGAATCGATCCGCGACGGGGCGACCAGTTGGCGGCCTCAAACGGCGAACCCCATGCTTTCGGAACAAGCACGGGGGGCAACAATAGCCAGGCGATGGATTTGAGTCGTGTCATTTCGGCAGGTATCCGGAAACATGTGAAACGGCCACGTTGCGCGGGCGGCCGTAGGTGGCGGGATCCATGCGTTGCAGGGCGAATTCGCACTCTTTGAGCACCACATCGACCGGCAGGGTGAATTGCTTCGACGCCGAGCTGCCCGCCTCATTCCAACTCATCAGAGTTTTGCCTTCGAACAGGAATTCCTTGGCCCGCTGATGAATGACGAGGATTTCAGCGATGGTGAAATTGGTTTTGAGGAATCCTTCGGCCATGCATGATTGCAGTTGTCAACGGGACGTGTTATCAAACGTCTGGCCGCTCCCAGCGCCGGGTGAATATGTGTAACCCGACACTGCGTAGGACCAATGGCGTCATGATCCGTCTTGGTTTCACCGGCTCACTTGCCTTTCCAGGTGGCATTCCGCCCCCGCGTGTCGATGTGGACGAAGCCGGACGATGGGTAGATGCCGAGACCTCCAGTGAACTTGCCCGCCTTGCGCCACTCAAGCAGCCGGTCATAGACGCGCTGCGGGCTGATGCCGTCGAACGCGATGTCGAGCGCCGTGAACTCTTTGTGCTGGCTGAGAGGTGCGCCGCCGACCGCTCGGTTGTATTCGGGCGAGCGGTAGGAACTCAGAATGCGGCATGGCTTACCGAAGGATTCGCGGAGTTCATCCACGATGCGAAGTGTCGGCACGATGTTCTTCCACAGCCGCTTTGGTGGTAGGCTGTTCTTCTCGCCCTTGCGCTCGCGAGCGAAGTAGCTGGTGAACTCACTCGCGCCGAAGTGGCGAAACTTCTGCGCGGCGAACCACTCACTGAATGTTTCGTTGGCCATGGCTTACTTCGCGGTGCGGGGTTCAACCACGATCTCGACGCGACCGTCCGGATTGACCCGGATCAGCCCATCCTTGCTGATGAATTCACCCGTGATGCCCGGGGGCATGGCGCACGAGGAAAGGAACGGCAGGGTCAGCACCGCCATGGCGAAGCAGAACAGGCCGATCTTGAACGATTTGTTGGGCTTGCCGTCGTCGAAGAGGTCTCCGAGCACGACGACGAGTTCTTTCAATGCCAGCGCGGCGGGACCAGCGATGAGCAAGTATTGCGCCTTGTCCGCGTCGAGCAGGTTGGCGATGCCCGAGAGGTCAATCGCTGCCATTGTGGTGAGACCGGAACCAAGGAAGGTGAGGAAGCGGAGGATAGTGACGGTTTTCATTGCTCCCCGTCCGGAGTGTCAACCGGTGCGGTGGCGATGGACTCGCGTCCGACGATCTTGAGCATGGTCGCTGCGGCGGCCTGTTCCGCCTCGCAGTCGAAGTAGTGGTTCGGTCGTGAGCCGATCTGCTTCCACATCCACTGGCCCTTTTCCTTGATGCGCTGCTCGCTTTCCATCTGGGCGAGGTAGTCATCGTCGATGTCGTCGGGGACCTCCCATGTCGGGCCTTGGGATGGATCCTGATTGCGACGCAGGCGTGCGAGCGTGTCCTTGATATTGAGGTTGCTCCAGTAATGGACGTGGCAGTGCTGGCGATGCGACAGCACGACCTTGCGCCGGGGCGAGTAGAACCGCTGGATCGTTTTGCCGTCGCGTCCCTTGTGGGCATAGACAGGGCGACGGTCGCCGATTAGAGCCACCCATCCGCGCTTGGCGCATTCGCGATAGACGTCGTAGGTCGCATAGCCGGCGTCGAGAAAGACAAGACTCGGGTGAACTTCGAAGCGTTCCTGGATCACGTCGATGTCGGTGAATGAAAGAATGCGTTCGTTCCACATCAGTCGGCTTGATCCCTCGGCAGACCATGAGCGGACCACGACGAACAGGTGATCCATCTGGCAGTCCACCGTGATGAAACGCAGCGGGATCAGGCCGGTGCGCTCGGGCAGCGGGGCGGCAATCACGCGTCCTGTCTTCGGATCAATCGCGCCTTCCTCTTCCCATGTCTCGCCGCGCTTGTAGCCGGATTTGACGATTTCGAGTTTGTAATCCTCGACGTATTCGCGCCACGGCAGACCAAGGCGTTTCTGATAGAACTGCTGAAGCAACGATACGTCTCCTTTCCGCGCCGACGCCTTCGCCCGCAGATACAGTTCCGCAAGCTGCCCCCAGCTCATCGCGCAGAGTGCGTTCCAGTGGAAACCGACGTTTTCCTTCGATGCTTTCGGGTTTTTCGCCACGAAGGCACCGGTGGCGTTGAGTTCGCGCCGTGTCCGCTCGCCATCGTTGAAGTAGTGGTTGCACGACTCGCAGCGCATCGCGGCGGTGCGCCGGACCTCGTCGAAATCCCACTCGCCGGTTTCATCGCGGGCCGACTTGCTCCACTCTACGCACTCCCACTTGAACGGCTGACGGTGATGGCACTCCGGACAGGCAAACGTCCACTCGCGCTGGTCGGTCATCTCGAACTTGCGGTGGGTGTCGTCATCCTCCTCGCCGCCCTGGCTCATGAAGATGCACTTGCCTAGCCAGCCGAATGCTGTGACGCGTGCCTCGGCCTCTGCCATGTGACCCAGCGGCCAGCGCCAGGTTTCGTCACCGATCAACCAGCGGATCGAACGGCGCTGCAGGTTGGTTTTGTTATGCGCTCCGAGAATCCAGAGCGTCATGCCGTTGTTGAACTGAATCGCATTGTTCTTGCGCTTGTGGCGGTGGATGCCGGTGGGCATGAGACGGGCGACCGGTTCGCATTGGTCGAAGAGTTTCTGGAGGCGGGACTCGGAATAGTCGCGGGC